AAGATAGCCCAGTGTGACCGCGGCGATTTCTTACTGTCGGATTTAGAATTTGATGAAAAATACCCCTCTAGTCAGATTTCTTCAACCCAAGGCTTATTGGTGCATTATAAATTTGAGAATAACCTTACCAATGAGGTAAATGCGAATGTAAATAAGCTGACATCGGTAGGAAACATGGCTTATGCACCTGGTAGAAATGGTGGAAAGGCATTGCATTTAACGAATGAGGCGAATGTGACTGCAGGCACTGCGGCCAGAAATTATGTAGTTAATCCGACGTTTATCTTTCCCAATGTATTTACCATTTCCATGCATCTAAAATTTACCCGGTTTTCTAATATACGACAATATATCCCATTTGTAACAAATTCTGGTCCAACTATTCCAACACGTTCACTAGTGTTATTCGTATATCAAAACGTGTTGGAATGTGGCTTAGCAAATATATCTGGTTTCGGTTCGTATCCAATTGTAGTAGGCGTCTGGTATGATGTAATGATCACATATAACAATAATACCATAACCTTATATGTAAATGGTGCGAATACGGGTAGCAGAACTTACCCGAGCTCTTTCGCACAAAATGGCTTTATGTTAGGAAACTATTCCACTACAGCGCTTTTTCCATTTGCAGGAATGATTGATGAGTTCCGTATCTATAACCGTATCCTTCCGATAAGTGATATACCTGCGAATCTAGCGATTAAAAATGAGCGATTGCGCTTACAGGGTATTTGCAAGCAAGAATTTCCAGGTTGGATTGAAGCAGCCAATCAGCCTATCAAACAGCCAAAGGAACTGGTGGGCCGCGGTAATCTACGCGATTGGGCATTCTGTTACAAACCTTTATTTGATCCGAACTCCACTGCTCTATACAATAAAGACGCGGTAGAGGCAAAATTTAATACAATCAATGCGCAATTTAATAATAGGCAGACGGCTGCTGATGCTCCAATCGTATTGGATACTGGTTATACCCCTTCCAATCCACTTTCTTCCTCCCAAGGCTTATTAGTGCGTTATAATTTTGAGAATAATCTTACCAATGAGGTAAATGCGAATGTAAATAATCTCACATCGGTAGGAAACATTGCTTATTCGGATGGTAGAAATGGCGGAAAAGCATTGTATTTAGCGAATGAGGCAAATGTGACTGCAGGCACTCCGGCAAGCAATTACATCGTTAATCCGACATTTATCTTTCCAACGGTATTTACCATTTCCATGCATCTAAAATTCACCAGGTTTTCAACTATACAACAATATGTCCCATTTGTAACAAATTCTGGACCAACAATTCTAACACGTTCGCTAGTGTTATACGTATATAAAAATGTGCTCTATTGCACCTTTGAAAATATCCCTGGGGCGGCGATTGGTTCATATCCAATTGTAATAGGAAACTGGTATGATGTAATAATCACATATAACAATAATACCATGACCTTATACGTGAATGGTATGAATACGGGTAGCAAAACTTACCCGAGCCCTTTCGCACAAAATGGCTTTATGTTAGGGAATGACTCCACAACGGCACGTTTTCCATTCGCAGGAATGATTGACGATTTCCGTATCTATGACCGTATCCTGACGGTTTCTGTTCCCCAAGGCTTATTAGTGCATTATAAATTTGAGGATACTCTTACCAATGAGGCAGATGCAAATATAAATAATCTCACATCGGTAGGAAACATTGCTTATTCGGATGGTAGAAATGGTGGAAAAGCATTGTATTTAGCGAATGAGGCAAATGTGACTGCAGGCACTGCGGCCAGAAATTATGTAGTTAATCCGACATTTATCTTTCCAACGGTATTTACCATTTCTATGAATCTAAAATTCACCCAGTTTTCAAATATAAGGCAATATATCCCATTTGTAACAAATTCTGGTCCAACAATTCCAACACGTTCACTAGTGTTATACGTATATCAAAACGTGTTGGAATGTGGCTTAGCAAATATATCTGGTTTTGGGTCGTATCCAATTGTAGTAGGAGACTGGTATGATGTAATGATTACTTATAATATGGATACATTAACCTTATTTGTAAATGGTGTGAATACGGGTAGCAGAACTTACACCAGCCCTTTCGCACAAAATGGCTTTATGTTAGGGAACTATTCCACTACAGCGCTTTTTCCATTTGCGGGAATGATTGACGATTTCCGTGTATATGACCATATCCTTACGATAAGTGATATGCCTATGAATCTATCGGTTAGAAGTAGTGGTAGTAATCAGTCTGCCTATAGTCTAGTGGATTTAGATACCGAATATGTTCCCATTTCAGGAAATGAAAATTTACGCTATAATCAAGCCATTCCAGAGTATATTCGCATGTATTTTAAGTCACCTTTAGCAATAGAAACATTTGTTGGTGCATCAACCTCAATTGCAGTAAGACCCGCGCCCGTGTATGCATCTAGTGATGTCTCTGCCACATGCGATAACTATGCTGTTTCTTACACGACTCGGTTTGCGAATTTAGCACCACAGTATGGGCTAGAAGTCCGGTTTATTAAGAATGCATTAACTGACGTATTTAGTATTTCAGGAATTCGTTGTATTCGCACTGCCACTATTGCGAATGCCAATCAATTCATGTATGAACCAGATGTCACAAAGATTCTATCCTCATTGTGTGATATTAAGACGAGTATCACAGAAAACACGGTTTATTTACAAGGCAAAGCTAATATTGGTGTGACTCTTTATAAATTCACGAGAGATATGTGTGGGCGTCTCAGCTATAATTCTATGAAGAAAGAGAGCACCTTTAACCTATCCTCTTATCTATCTAGTGCGATACAATATTACCTATACAATGGCTCGTTCTATAAATTTAATCTTTTGGAACCCATCACAAATAGCACGATTGCTGCCTACGATGAGACTCAAATTGCGGCACAAACAACGGCTCTTCAAAATATTCCGAACGATACGTCTCCCGTAAGCTCTCGCAATGGATTCATACAAAAAGTATTTATGTTATCGCATGAATTTGACAATTATAAAGTGCGTAATGTAACGGACATGAATACGATTCGCACGATTGTATCGGGTATAAATATTGCCGACCAATTAAAATATAAATTATTAGAACACCGAATTCATAAAGCAACCACAGATAATAAAAAAGGCTTGACCTCTTCCGAGTTACCCATTCACTATAAGAAGAACTTTCCCTATTCCATTTATCAAAGTTTTGAGGGTTACTTGGATATGTCCCCTGTTACACCAGCGCAACCCTATCAATTTAGACTCTTTATAGACAGTTATGATCGGGAAAAATTAAAAGCATTTTATAATACAACCGATGATAGAAGACCTTTGCGATACTATATGGACCTACTCATTAACGGGACGGTTGTCACACAGTTTTATTATTGTCCTGAAGTGGATAAATGTATTGATATAAACAATACGAATTTCTGCCTAGATCGCCAGAGAGAAGACTGTAAAATACCCGAATGGACAGATTACTTCGTAGGGGTTGGAGGAACAATCAATGATACCCACCATCATATAGGTTCGGCTATCCTCAACCCTGCGAACAATACAATACAAGTGCGTATCTTCACCAATGCAAATCTAACAGATCCGACGCCATTCTGTCGGATTGTGTATAGAGCACCTGGTCAAACAGCATTTAAAATCGTTGAAAATGCTCGGATTTATTATTCCAAGAGGGATTATGCAGATTACGTGATTGGTATGAATACACTATTGCTTCAAACAGTGACTGCAAATAAACGTTCGGTCACTGAAAAAATGTTGGATTATCTAGCTAGAAATTATAACACGATAGCAATGCCGATTGATAAAAATTATATTTCTACAAATAATCGTGCCTATATCTTCTTTCGGCCTCCTACAACTGTTTCTGCAACAGATGTCTTACCTGCTATGACAGAAACTGCGAATGTGCGTGCTTTTACTGATACCGCATTCAGCCCTAATTAATTAAAAATCTGTTTCTTTTATAGAACATGTCAAGACCCAATATTACTTTACCTCCATTGGTTCGCCGCCCGCTACAAAAGAATGAAAATGCTTCTCTATATAAAGAGGCATTGAAAAAAGTTTGCCCTGAACTGCTACAAGCAATTAATCCAATAGAAGAAAATATTACATTAGCTGATTATCTAGACAGAACAAACATATCATTCAAAGAAATGGAATCAATACGTATATTTATAGAACCTAAATTTTATTGGTTATCAACGGATAATATTAAAAAATTTATTGACGAATACAATAAAAGCCTTAACGATCAAATCCGTCACGCGCAGGAATTAAATAGTAAAATTTTCACACAGAAATTAAAGCAGATATCAGATAATTTAAATGGAAAATACGATGAGGACGTGGAATTACATGATAATGAAAGCTTTGTTGATACTCATCCTCATACACTTAAAACAAAGCATGTTATAACAAGCGAACTGATTGATCCCAATGTATATATGCAAGTGTATGATCCAATAAGTTGTAAATATGGGCATTATAAATCACTCAATTATCCAGCATTAATGCAACAGTATGAGAAGTCCATTGAAAAAATATCCGCAGAACTATGCATGTCCAAATACAACTCCAAAATTCAATTGATTCCAAATCCAAATAGTACAGTTGAAGTTATCAAGGTTGAAGGAATTTCGTTTCCTAGAGAAATTCAATTTCTCATTAACACCGGATATATTAACGTATTTACAGCGAATATAGATTTAATTACAAAATTATTAAAAAGCATTGGTAAAGATATAGAAAAAGTTCCAAAAAATGTTATACCTGAAATATGGATGTATACGGAACTAAACTCATACGGAGTGAAAGAACAAAATGGCTATATTAATTTAGCAGGATATGGTGCAACTACTGTATTTGTCTATAAAAATAGTTCAAGTGAATATTATTTAAAAGTTCCTCATGGGTTGGAATCTATTTATGATTCTAATAAGCGTTTAATTAAGAAAGAAAAAGAAGAAGAACCATGCTATATTCTAAAGAAATTAGAACAAAAAGCAGGAGCCATTAAATACAAATATAAAGGACGGATGTATAAAATTCGTATTGGGGCGCGAGGTGGTAAATATATACAGGTTAAAGATGCTAAAATATATATTAATTAAAAATTAGCCGATACCGGTCTTGGGTGGTAACGGTATGCGCCATGTCTTTCGCAATGGTTTCTTTTTCTAACACAGTGAGCTTGTTAAAATCTAGACTGTTAATATACGAATGGCGTATTAATGAGATAGTTAACGCCTTTTGAAAGAGTTTCTTTAAGGTGCGATTGACCCACCGATTGTAGGAATTCTCCTTATA